CAATTGTGTAGAGCAGCTTAAAGCTAACAACAAGTTAGACGCTGTTAAAGAAATGTTGGTTGGTGGGCTTCCTGATCTTTACTACCAAGGAGTGCGCGACAAGGTTATTTTTGATAAATGCAGACCTTGGGTGCTTCCTAATAATATGAAAATGGCTAAGAGTTATATAGCAGAGGACGTTAAAGCAATTGTTATGGTTAGGCCAATAGACGAAATAGTAAGGTCTTTTGCTAAACTTTATTTTGCGATTGGGCGCGATGATTCAATATATAAACAACTAATGGATGACAACTACGACGTTATAGCCGGGTCTTTTGCTGCAACTCTTGCTGCTGCAAGTAGTAAAGCAGACAATTTATTATTTATATCCTACGAAAATATTATTCAAGATTTTACAGGTGTATTAGATAAGATTTATAATTTTATTGGGGAAGATCGAATAATTCATGACACAAGTAATATAAAACAAAGTATCAAAGAAGATACCTCTGTTTATGAAACACCTAAAATACACGATATTAGAAGTAAAATTTCTATATCAAATAACGACATAGTATTACCTGCTTGTGTAGAAGAAAAAACAAATTTTATGACTCGTACTCTTTTTAAAGAGTTAAATAAAAACAACATAACTCTATAGAGCTTGGACTCGCGCTGTTTACATCAAGTATTAAGGAATTATTATGCAAGCACACGTTATTGAAAACAATGTAGTAATAAATACTATTGAGGTTGAATCTTTTGATTTTATGCCGAACCTTATCGAAGCAACAGAAGGCGGTATTGGTTGGTCTTATTCTGATGGAGTTTTTACTGCTCCGACTGACACAAGAACAGACGCTGAAAAAGCTAATGAAATAAGAGCAGAGCGAGACGCTAAACTAGCCGAGACTGATTGGACAGCATCTACTGACGTTACAATGACTGCGGAGATGACTGCGTATAGACAATCCTTACGAGATGTCCCCGCGCAATCGGGGTTTCCAAACCAAGTAAACTGGCCTACAGCGCCATAGGAGTAATACAAAATGACTGACGAAAGCATCGTATCAGAAGTACCAAGCGCAGAAGAAGTAGCACAACATTACACAGCTATGGGACACAGTGTTGACCTAATCAACGCTATCCTTGCGGGTACAGAGTGCCAAGACGACACTGAAGAAGAACGTGCTGCGTGTGTTAAGCGCAACGTAGACCATCTGGAAATCATGATAGCTAAAGACTTCTGGACTGACGAAGATATGACTGCGGCTAACGCGGCTATTGAGGCGGGTAAGGTTTAAAAAGTATGCTATTGCGTAGTTAGACTGTATAAATTGCATAGGATATAAACTTTGAGCCTGATTGATTACGCAAAGACCGACCGTCATCGCGAAGCTATGCAAGTTTGGGAAGAGTGTGGACGCAATAGTGCAAGGGCTGCTGGGATACTAGGTATCTCGCAGTCTACGATGCGTGACTATGTTTCTATCACTAAGAACACTGCGGCGGCGCAGGGCTATACAGAGCACTGGGACAGCACCTCCCTGGTCGGACCAGGGGAAACAGTTATCGGTCGCAGTGTCTACAGTGCCGACCCAGATGGAAATAAAACCTGGTTAAAAACGAAGAGGACTGCCGCAGAAGCTGAGAAGGCAGAAGCTTTTAATGCTTTCATAGAACAACTCTGCAAGGGCGTTATACCGGCTAAGAAAAAAGCTAAGGGCAAGAAGGTCCGCAAGGACGAACTCATGCCCAGCGTGATAATCGGTGATGCCCATATAGGGGCTCTCGCGTTCAAGAAGGAGACAGGTGACAGAGACTTCAATGTAGGCAAAGCAACCCGCGAGGTAGACGAGGCGATTTTTACGCTAGTCGAGCAGATGCCAGAAGCCAGGAATGGACTACTAATATCACTGGGTGATCTAGCGCACTCAGACAGAGCAAGCCCCTTTGCGACGACAAAGGGCACCCTGGTGGATATGTCCTGCTCCTATGAGGATCAATTAAGGGCGTGTGCCCAGGTCCTGATGAACGGCGTCGAGCAGATGCTGACCAAGGT